GCGGCCGCCACTGCCGTGCTGGCCGTCAGCGTGCCGCTGGGCGCCGCAGGGCAGGGCAGCGTCCTGGCGGGCGCCACGCTGCAGCTGCAGGTTCCCCTGGGTGCTGCTGCCCTGGCCCAGGCCAGCGCCAGTGCCGTGCTCAGCCTCACCGTCGTGCTCGATGCCGCCGCCACCGCCCGGGCCGCTGCTGGCGCAGCGCTCAGCGTCGGCAGCACCACCGTCACCCTGCTGGCCAACGGCCAGGCCATCGCGCAGGCAGTGGCCCGCCTTCAGGTCCTGCGCACCTGGGCACCGGCCGCGCCCCGGGCGCTCGTTGCCCCTCGCGTGCGCTTGAGCGATGCCGGCGAAATGCCCGCCCGGGTGGCGTCGGCCGCCGCCGTGCGCGGGCCACGGGGCTCGCTGGCGAACCGGGGTGCCCGCGTGCAGACGCGTGCACGCCGCTGAAACCTGAAACAAGGAAACCCGACATGGGCCACAAAGTCATCACCGCGCCCAACCTGGCGGCGCTCATTCCCATGGTGGAGCTGCTGCGCCACCTCAAGGACGAGTCCGCCGACGCCAACCGCCAGGCGGAGGTGCAGGCCTTCCTGGCCGCCGCCCACGCCCATGCCCAGCACCACTGTGGCAAGAGCTTCGGCAGCCAGACGCTGGAGCTGGCGCTCGACGCCTTCCCCGAGGGCGGCATCCTGCTGCCCGGGCTACCGGTGGCCAGCATCACCAGCGTCAAGTACCTCGACGAGACCGGGGCCGAGCAGACCCTCGACGGGGCAGCCTACAGCCTGGACAACTACGACAGCCAGGAGCACTGGCTGCTGCCCACCGGGGACTGGCCGGCCACCATCGACAGCCCCAACGCCGTCAAGGTGCGCTACCAGGCGGGCGAAACCGCCCACCTGCAGCACTGGGCCTCCGTGCGCAATGCGCTGCTGCTGCATGTGGCCGCGCTGGACATGAACCGCGACAACGCCGAGCCACCGCCTGCTGTCGCCGCGCTGCTGAACACGGAGAAGGTATGGGCCATCTGAACCTCGGCAAGATGGACCGGCAGATCCAGCTGCAGCAGCACGGCCCCACCCGCTCACCGCTCGGTGACGAGATCAAGACCTGGACCACCCTGGCCAGCGTGTGGGCCGAGGTCATTCCCATGAGCGGCCGCCAGTTCATGAACGCCACGCTGGAGCAGCCGCTCAGCAGCAAGGCGCAGCGCTTCCGCATCCGTTACCTGGCCGCCGCCCGCAACGACACCGCGCTGCGCATCGTCTACGACGGCCAGACCTACGACGTCAAGCACATCGCCGAGCTAGGCCGCCGCGAGGGCCTGGAGATCGTCGCCGAAGTCATGGGGGCCACGTGAGCGCCGCCCGGCCGCCCGAAGGCGCTCGCACCGCAGTGCACAGCACGAAGGTTTCACCATGAGCAACTACCGCTACGTCAACGGCGCTCAGGAGGTGCAGGCCCAGCTGCTGGCCTACCCGGCCAAGGTGGAGCAGCGTGTCGTGCGCAACGCCCTGGCCGCGGGCGCCCGCGTCGTGCGAGACGCCGCCAAGGCCGAGGCACCGGTGCGCAGCGGCAAGCTGCGCGGCAGCATCCGCGTCAGCACCAAGGCACGCAAGGGCCAGGTCACCGCTGGCGTTCGCGTGGGAAACCTCAAGACCGGCGTGTTCTACGCGCACATGGTCCTGGGCGGCACCAAGCCACACAGCATCGTGCCACGCCGAGGCAAGGGCCTGAAGGTGGGCAACGTCCCGCGCCGGCGCGCAGAGCACCCCGGCGCCCGGCCCGACGACTTCATGGGCCGCGCCAAAAGCTCCATCGGCCGCGCGCTCGACACCATAGTCGAACGGGCCCGGGCGCTCATCGACAAGCTCAACCAGGAGATCACCGCCCCATGAAGGCAGAGACCGTCATCAAGACCCGGCTGGGTGCCGTCACGGGTGTCACCAACCTGGTGGCAGACCGGGTGTATCCAGGGGCCTTGCCGCTCAACGCCACACTGCCGGCCATCGTCTTCAAGCGCATCAGCTCGCGCGACCTCAAGGGCGCGCACAGCAACCCGGGCATCAGCTACGTCACCCTGCAGGTCATCTGCGTGGGTGCCAAGGACGCCCCGCAAGACGACGTACTGGCCCTGGCCGAGCAGGTGCGCCAGGCGCTCGATCGCTACGGCAACGTCTACAACGGTCTGCTCGTGGGCGGCGTGCTGCTCTACGACATCCAGCGCGGCAGCTCTGCCGCAGATTACGACGAGGCGCTGGACGCCCACGTCATCAGCACCGACTACGTCGTCAACCACAAAGACTGATTCGAACCAGCTTCCACCCCATCACCCCCGGAGAACCCCATGAGCCACCTCCTCACCGCGCAGCGCGCCATCCTGGCCAAAGCCGAAGTCACCTACGGCACCGATCCCACGCCCACCGGCGCCGCCAACTACATCGAGGTCTACGAGCCCAGCATGCCGCAGTACGAGGCGGCCAAGACCGAGCGCATGCCCGTGCGGCCCACCCTGGGCCCCATCAGCACCGTGGTCGGCAACGGCCCCTACAAGCTCGACTTTTCGTGCCACCTGCAGAGCTCCGGCGCGGCCGGCACCGCCCCCGCCATGAGCCCCCTGCTCAAGGCCTGCGGCCTGGTGGAGACGGTCAACGTCGGCGTCGACGTCACCTACACCGCCGACGAAACGCCGGACGACTCCGTCACCCTGTACGACAACCTCGACGGCATGCTCCATGAAGGCAATGGCTGTCGCGGTAACCTGCAGCTGGAGTTCGCGCACGAGGCTGTGCCCATGGCCAAGTACAGCTTCACCGGCAACCGCGTCAACCCGGTGGACGTGGCGGTGCCCGCCGTCACTGTCACCCCCTGGAAAGACCCGCTGCACGTCAACAAGGCCAACACCCTGTTCACCCTGCACGGCGCCAGCCCTGTGCTGCACAAGCTCAGCCTGGATCTCGGCAACGAGGTGGTCTGGAAAGACCACGTCAACAGCGCCCAGCAGGCCCGCATCATCAACCGCAAGATCAGCGGCAGCCTCAGCATCGAGCTGCCCCTGATCGCCACCAAAGACTGGTTTGCTGCCGCCCGCAACGCCACCCTGGCCGCCATGCAGCTCGTGCACGGCACCGCCGCCGGCTACACCGTGCAGATCGACGCCACCGAGGTGCAGCTCCTCGACCCCAAGGTCGAAGACGCCGACGGCATCCAGGTCATCACCATGAATCTGCTCATCCTGAGCGGCTTCGCCATTGCCTTCAAGTAAAGCGCCGCGCCATGTTCATCCTCGCCCAACAGGCCACCGTGCAGTGGCCCATCAAGTACAGCAGCCCCAAAGACGGCGGCGGCTACGAGCAGCACGAGTTCAAGGGCCGCTTCAAGCTCCCCAGCCAGCCCGAGGTCGACGAGCTCTTCACGCGCCTGAGTTCCGCCGCCCGCGGCGAGCTGGGCGCCCAAGCCGGCACGCTGGACCAGGAAATCGTCGACAAGTACTTCGAAGGCTGGCCCGACAACGAAGTGCGTGACGCGCAGGGCAACGCCATCGCCAGCAACCCCGTCAACCGAAAGGTGCTGCTGGAGCTCCCGGGCATGCGCGTGGCCGTGGTGCGTGCCTTCATGCAGACCCTCAACGGGGCGGCCGAAGCAAAAAACTAGAAGCCGCTGCCGAGTACTGGCTCAGTGCTCCCGGCAGCGGCGAGCTCACCGCTGACGACGACCGCAAGGCCTTCCGACTGCCGCCCGAGCAGCTGGCCGTCCTGCGCGCCCAGCGCCAGGCACAGCAGCCGCAGGCCTTCGAGGTGCTGCCTGCCAACTGGCTGGCCGTGCAGATCTTCCTGGACTGCGCGGGCCAGTGGCGGCGCGACAGCAACGGCACCCCTGAGGCCATCGCCCGCACGCAGCTGCAGAGCGCCATGGCCTTGTGGCCCGTTCCCCGCAAACAGTGGGCCGACACCTTCCGCCGCGTGCGCGCCATGGAGATCGCGGCGGCCAAAGTTTTCAGACAACGCGCACAGCAGGCCGCAGCCCGCGCGCGCAACCGCAGGTAAGCCATGAGCCTCACCATCAGCATCGACTTCGCCGCCAGCATCGCCCGGCTGGAAGAGCAGTCCAAGAAGGCTGCGGACGCCGTCCAGCAGATGGCCGACCAGATGGATGGGGCGGCCTCGTTTGCGCGCAGCGCGCTGGTGGGCCTGGCGGGTGCGGTGAGCGTCTCCGCCTTTGCGGGTGCGATCCGCGGCAGCATCGACCTGGCTGACGCTCTTGGCGACCTGTCCAAGAAGACCGGAGCCAGCGTCGAAATGCTGGCTGGCTTTCGCCTGGCGGCTGACCAATCGGGAACCAGCCTAGAGGCCATCGCCAACGGCAGCAAGAAGCTGGCCACGAGCCTGGTTGAAAACCGCAGCGCATTCCAGGCGCTGGGCATCAACACCCAGAACCAGACCGAGGCACTTATCCAGCTGGGTGACGTCTTCGCCGGCATGCAAGACCCGGTGCAGCGCAGCGCGCTGGCCGTCAAGGTCTTCGGCAAGAGCGGCGACGAAATGTTGCCCATGCTCATGGAAGGCAGCGCCGGCATCCGCACCATGGTGGAGCGGGGTCAGGAGCTGAGCAACATCACGGCGCAGATGGCTGCGCAGGCTGACGCCTTCAACGACAGCCTGGCCGAGATGCGCCTGCGCACCCAGGGCCAGTGGGCCATCATGGCCCAGCAGCTGTTGCCCGTGCTCAACGAGGTGGTCACCGCCTTCAACGGCGTCGCCAAGTCTGGTGGCGCTGCAGAAGTGGTGGGCACAGGCCTGGCGGTGGTGCTGGAGACGGTGGTGGTGCTGGGCGCCGAAGTGGCCTACGTTTTCACCAGCGTTGGCCGCGAGATCGGTGGCTTGGTCGCGCGCTTCAGTGCCCTGGGCGAGGCTGGCGGAATCTTCAGCAAAGAGGGGCGCGCCGCATGGACGCTCGTGGGGCAGGAAGTGCGCGCCGATGCCGAGGCCGCCCGCAAGGAGGTGGACGCATTCAGCGAGAGGGTGCTGACCGCCCGCCAGCGCGCTCGCGAAGCCGCCAAGGAAGAGCAGGGCAACAAGACCGGCGACACCCGTGGCCAGGATCTGCTGAAAGGCCTGATGGGCGGCGCAGGTCAAAAAGATATTGAGGACCAGGAGCGCAAGCATTTCAAGTCACGTTTGGATGCTTTGAGCAAGGCCGTATCGAGCGAGGTCGACCTTGTAAATCAGAAATACGCAACCCTGCAGAACACGCTTGAAGTTGCGCTCGCAAAAAATTTGATCACTGAGGAAGAGTTCAACGCGCAATGGGCGATCCTCGTGCAGAAGCGAGACCAGGAGCTATCCAAGGGCGATCTGGCCTGGCAGCAGGGCGTGGCGATGCGCCTGGCGGCGCTGCAGATGGCTGGCGCCTCCGAAGCCGAGATCGAGCGCGGCAAGCTGATCGCCATCCAGAACGATCTGCAGTTCGCCCGAAACCAGGGCTGGCTCACCGAGCAGGCGCACAAGGAGATGCTGGAGCAGGCCGAGCTGGAGCACCAGGCGCGGCTGGGCAACATCGTGGCGCAGGGCACGCTGGCCCGCCAGAAGTTCACCCAGATGTCGGCCCGCCAACAGACGCAGACCGTGTTGCAGGAGATGCTGGCGCTGACGAATGGCGTGGCCACCACCAACCGGGCGCTCTTCGAGGTCAACAAGATCGCGGGCATCGCCAACGCGGTGGTCAACACCTACACCGGCGTGAGCCGCACGCTGGCGGCCTATCCCTACCCCTGGAACATCCCCATGGCCGCGCTGCACCTGGTGAGCGGCCTCGCGCAGGTGCAGGCCATCAAGAGCGCGCAATTCGGCAGCAGCACCAGCGCGCCCAGCATCGGCGGCGGCGCGGCCATACCGGTGACCGATGTGGGCAGCTCCGTGCCCTTTGCGGCAGCCACGCCGGTGCCCGAGCAGGGCAGGGCTCGGCAGCAGGTCACCCTCAGTTTCGAGGGCAGTGGCCGCTACACCTACGACGAAGTGGTCAACGGCATCTTGCCGCTGATCAACGAGGCGGGCGACAACGGCGCCGATATCACCGTACTGAGAAGCTGACATGGCCAAGCCTCACCTCTTCTACGACAACCGCCTGGGCGATGCCGCTGTGGTGGCCAGCAGCACGGCCAGCAGCTTCGCCGCGGCCAACGTGGCGGACTGGCGGCCCTACACCTGGTGGAAGCCCACCGCGCTGCCCGCAACGCTCACGGTGGACTGCGGCAGCGCCAAGGCCGCCGACTACGCCCTGGTGTACGGCCACGATCTGTACAGCAAGGGCTGCACGCTGGAAGTGCGCGGCAGCACCGACAACTTCGGCGCCAGCAACGTCTTGGTGGCCACCGTCACGCCCACCAGCGACGAGCCTTTGCTCGCGCTCTTCAACAGTGCGAGCTACCGCTACTGGCGCTTGCGCATCACCGGCGGCGCCGTGCCCACGCTGGCCATCGCCGCGATCGGCGCGCGCCTGGAGCTGCCCACCTGGCTCAACCAGCCCTTCGACCCCGTGGGCCGCCAGATCATGGGCCAGAGCAACCGCAGCGAGCGTGGCCAGCCGCTGGGCCGGGTGGTGCAGTTCGAGGCGTGGAAAGAGCAGATCAAGCTGGAGCGCGTGGCCTGGTCCTGGGTGCGCAGCACCTGGCTGGCGGCCTGGCGGGCACACCTGCGCAGCACGCCGTTTGTGTTCGGTTGGGAGGTGGACTTGTACCCCACCGACCTCAAGCTGGTCACCGCCGGCGACAAGTTCGACACGCCGCACTTCAGCGGCAGCACCTGCGACCTGACCTTCGACGTCGAGGCCGTGGTGACGTAACAGGAGACTCCCCGTGACCGCCCGCACCGATGCCCAGCAGCGCCACGAGCGCGTCATCATGATGGTGCTGGAGGTGGATGCAGACATCTGCACCAACACCTACGGCAGCGCGCCGTGCACCGCTGCGGCCGGTGTGGGCAACGAGTGCTACAACACCTACGCCACCTGCCAGGACAAGGCCAACTTCACACGCGGCACCGTCACCACGAAGTTCTGCAGCCGCGGCCAGGTGGTCCCAGGTGAGACGGTGCGGCCATACGTGTCGGGCAATGCCTCGATCACCCCCACCGAGATCCAGCCCGGCAAGGGCCTGGCCATGCGCAGCCAGACCAGCATCAAGCTGGTGGACGAGCCCTGCCCGGACCACCTGGAAGACCCCTACGCCGCCACCCGTGCCACGCCGGCGCAGGGTACCTTCTGGGCTCGCTACCGGGCGCGCAACCCCAACCTGGTGGGCCGGCCCGCCCGTGTGCGCCGCGGCTACGTGGTGAGCCCCTTCACCTGGGACACCTTCCAGACCGAGCTCTTCGTGATCGACGCCGTGCGCGGGCCCGACACGGATGGCAGCGTCACCCTGGTGCTGAGCGACCCGCTCAAGATCGCAGACCGCAACATGCTGCCCGCTGCCACAGACGGCGCGCTGGTGGCCGCGCTGCCCGCCGTGGCAGACGCCGGCACCGCCCAGGCAGGCGGGGCCAGCACCATCACGCTGCGCACCGGCGCCAGCACCGTGGACGGCGCCTACAACGGCATGGAGGTGCTCATCACCTCCGGTGTGGGCAGCGGCCAGCGCCGCATCATCAGCGGCTACGTGGGCGCCACCCGCGTGGCCACCGTCAGCGTGGCCTGGGCCGTGCAGCCCACCAACGCCAGCGTGTACGAGGTGGTGCCCCTGAGCCTCAACGTGGGCACAGACAAGGGCGCCCAATACCCGGACCCGGCCACCAGCGGCAAGCCCGAGTACGTGCGCGTGGGTGACGAGGTCATCCGCTACACCGCCAAGAGCGGCGATGTCCTCTCATGGGCCGACGGCACCTACCGCGGCCAGTGGGGCACCGTGCGCGAAGACCACGACGCCGAAGACGCCGTGCAGCTGTGCCGCGCCTGGATCTCCAAGCGCCCCTGGGAGGTGCTGCGCGATCTGCACACCGAAAGCGGCATCAGCGCCAGCTACCTGGACACCACCGGCTGGCAGCTGGAAGACGAAGACTGGCTCAACGGTGGCGAGATCACCGCCATCCTCACCGAGCCGGAGAAGGCCAGCGCCCTCATCGCCGAGCTGCTGCAGGACGTGAACGCCATCGAGTGGTGGGACCCGGTGCAGCAAAAGGCCCGCATGCTGGTCAACCAGCCGCTGCAGGCCGGCACCATCACCGAGCTGACCGAGGCGCAGCTCATCGAGGGTTCCGTCAAGGTGGAGCGGCAGGACGCCGAGCGCATCACCCAGGCCGCCATGTACTACGGCCTGCGCAGTGCCACCGCCGAGCGCGACCAAGCCAAGAACTACGCGGCCGCCGCCATCAACATCGACGTGGACGCCCAGAGCGCGGTGGAATACGGCGACACGCGCCCCAGCGTGGCCAAGAGCCGCTGGCTAGGTGCCGCCAACGCCACCTTCGTGCGCCAGACCGTGGCGCGCCGCGTGGCCCGCCTGCGCGACGCGCCCTACAAGCAGACCTTCCGCCTGGACCCGCGCGACGAAGTGGCCCTGGGCAACCTGGTCACCCTGACGCACCGCGCGCTCACAGACGCCACCGGCGCGCCCAAGGCCGTGCGCGCCCGCGTGGTGCGCATGGCCGACAAGGGCACGCACTTTGAAGGCACGGCGCTCACCATCGGCTACGGCGGCCTGCGCTACGGGCTGATCGCCCCCAACGGCTTGCCCAACTACGGCAGCGCCAGCGAGGCCCAGCGCGTCTATGCCTTCATCTCCAACAACTCCGGCCGCATGGGCAACGGGGACCAAGGCTACCGAATCATCTGAAGGAAGAGCATGAGCAACCCTCAAAAACCGATGCAGACTGCCGCGCACAGCGTCGAGGTCCCCGAGTCCATGCGTGTGCACTGCCCGCTGGTGGACTTCAAGCTGCGCAAGGTCACACAGTGTCTGGAGTGTCCGCACCTGGTGGGCGGCACCCTGGCGGACCGCTTCCCCGGCGCAAACCACATGCCTGTGGTCCAGCGCTACGCCGTGCCTTGCAGCGCCCGGCCAACCCTGCGCCAGATGACGGAGGTTGAATAATGCCGGCGCCCACCAAGAGCTTCACCGCCATTCCGGACACGGCTATCGACCCAGACAGCCCGCTGGACACGGCGCTGATGACGGCCATCCGTGACAACGGCGAGCATCTCAAGGAGGTGCTCTACGGCACCTTCACACCCAACGCTCCCCACACCCACAACGGCGTGGACAGCGCGCTGGTGGAGATCGGCCCCAACGCCATCCGCAATGGCAGCTTCGAAAGCGATGGCGACGGCTGGACCATTGCCGCCTACACCGGCGGCAGCTTCAGCTTCAACACCGCCAACGACATGGACGGGGCCAAGGCCCTGGCCATCACCAGCACCGTCGCTGCCAACGGTGGTGCCGTGGCCACCAGCAACGAGTACCGCAGCTGCATTGGCGGCGAGAAGATCGCCATCAAGCTGGCGTACAAGGCCAGCGGCGCCAACATCAGCAGCCGCGCCCGCGTCATCTGGTACGACGACGCCCAGGCCCAGATCAGCACCAGCGACATCTACACCACCACCAACACGCCCACCACGCAGACCGTCGCCACCACGGTGCTTACGGCGCCCAGCACGGCGCGCTTCTACCGCGTGGAGCTCACGGGCGGAATTCCCGGTAGCGGCAGCGGCACAGGGACCGTGTATTTCGACGGCGTCAAGGGCGAGTACTCGCCACCCGGCAATGCCATCTGCACCTACACCGGGAGCCTGGTTGAATCTGCGGGTCTGAACTTCCCCTCGGGCAACACGACGAGTGGCGGTAGCACCAACGACTTAGGCAGCAACCGGGTGGTCACAGGGCTCAGGTTCGCGTGGAACAACGGGGATCTAAACGCGTATGTCCGCGGCTACAACATCCTAAACACTTGAGGTGCCATGAACAACTTCTTCACGCACGATCAAATGGCTCAGGCCGTCCAGCGCTTGCACCCTGGTGCTATTCACGGCCGCCACTTCCTGATCCTCATGGGCATCAGCGAGGCCGATGGCAGCCCCGCCAGCGATGCCTGGATCGAGCGCTGGAATATCGATGGACCCATCCCAACGATGCAGCAGCTGCGCGATGCCTACGCCGCCTGGCTGGCCGTAGAGAACGCGCACCCACGCCTGGTCGAGAAGACTCTGAAGAAGGCACGCGCACTGCGCCCGCCCATCATGTCCATCCTGGACGGCATGCAGGCCAGCGCCATCAACAACGGCACCACCATCATGGTCAACCAGCAGCCCGTGCCGCTGTCAGACGTGATCGAAGGCTGCAAGCAGGCGCTCAAGGACCTGCCCAACACCGTCGACCTGAGCCAGTGCACCACCCAGCAGCAGATGGAGCTGGTGGTGCTGCAGGCGTACCACGCGATCGTGGCGGCCGCGCCGCCCGAGATCAAGAGCGCTTTCGACTCGCTCAAGCCCTGAACCACCCATCTGTCACACCCATGCAACTCGACCTTGCCCTGAACTTCCCGCCGTGGACACCGCTGGCCCTGCTGGCGGTGGCCGTGCTGCTGCTGGCGCGGCACCTGTGGACGCTGTGGCGTGACACCTGGGCGTATTACCTGGCCGTCATGCACCTGCAGCAGGTGGAAGACAGGCTGGGCCAGCTGCCACCGGCCAGCCGGTGGTGGGGCTACCGCGAGGTGCTGCCCCGCGGCCTGTGGCTGGACTGGTACCTCAACCAGTGGCTCACGTTCTTCTTCCTCGACCCGCCGCACCACCCGCTGGAGCTAGTCACCGGGCGGCTGCAGCGCTATGTGTGGGCGCAGGTGCCCGAGCTGGATGAACACGCCCCGCGGTGGCTGCGGCTGCTGTGGCCCCTGCGCATGGCCTGGTGGCGCGTGCACCGCTGGTGGTGGCAGCTGCTGCCGTACCGCCGCCGAGTGGCCGACGACCTGGCCCGGGACAAGCTGGACCCGTATGACCTGCCGGCGCATATCGACAGAGAGGAGGGCCCCCGTGGCTGAACCCAACACAGGCGCCTTCGTCGCCACGGGCGTGATCATCGCCGCCCTGGGCCCCGTGCTGGGCCCGGCCCTGCTCATCACCTTCGGGGCCGTGGCCGGCAGCCTGCTGGCCATGAGCAAAGCCGAGACCATGACGCGCTGGGAGGCCGTCAAGTTTCTGGTCCTGGGCGTGCTGGTGGCCCTCACCATCACCAGCGCCGTGGCCTGGGCGCTGGAGCGCTGGCTGGACGTGCCCACCAACGTGGCGCTCATGCCCGTGGCGGCCATCATCGGCGCCGCGCGCAATGCGCTGCTGCAGGTGATGGACCGGCTGGTGGAGCTGGCCGCGGCCGGGCTGGCCGCCCTGGGCCGCAATCGTGGAGGTGGTCAATGAGTGAAGTTCTCATGGTGGTGCAGGTGGCGCTGGCCAGCCTGCTGGCGTGGACGTGCTTTTGCCGCCTGGCGCTGACCAGTGCGCGCACCCTGCGCGAGATCCGCTGGAGCATCTGGTTTCTGGGCACGGTGGCGGGCCTCGTGCTGGGCGCGCCCTTGCTGCCGCTGCTGGACGCGGCCTTCACCTGGCCGCCAGGCACCACGCCGGCGGCCATCTGGCTGCTGCTGCTGCTGGCCATCGTCATGGTCCAGGTCTCCACCAGCCGGCACTGGCGTCACGGCACACCGCCGAGTTTCAGGAAGGAGGGCTGAGCCTCATGAAGCTGTCGCAACACTTCACCCTGGCAGAGCTCACGCGCAGCAGCGTGGCCAAGGCCCGCGGCATCGACAACACCCCGCCGCCCGAGCTGCTGCCGCGCCTGATGCGCACGGCCGAGATGCTGGAGCGCATCCGCGCCACGGTGGGCTGCCCCGTCATCGTCACCAGCGGCTACCGCTGCCCCGAGCTCAACAAGGCGGTGGGCAGCAGATCCACCAGCGACCACACCCAGGGCCACGCGGCCGACATCGTGGCGCCCGGCTTCGGCACCCCGGCGGAGGTGGCCCGCCTGCTGGCGCCGCTGGTCAGCGTGCTGGGCATTGGCCAGCTGATCCTCGAGCAGGTGGGCGGCAAGAGCTGGGTGCACGTCAGCACCTACGAGCCCGAGCGCGCCATCAACCGCATCATCACCGTGACGGACGCCGGCACGGTGCCGGGTATTGTGAGCGCGGCATGA